TTCCGTAATAAGCAGCCACACCGGTTGAGGTTTTAGTACATGCATAAATAAAGTCGGAGCCAAATGGATTGGCTGCATTCTCCATCGGATCGGCCAAGTACTCTTGTTTGAATACAACCGCCGGAAGCTGCGCCCTTGCCGAGTCAATCTCGGATGCATCCATGAAAGGATTATCATAAGTAGTAAATTTGAAGCTTTGCCAATCCGGCTCACCGCCCCTCATAAATAAACTATAAAAGTAATTTTTGCCTCTTGGTGTGCTTAAAAATATTGCCTTGCCCTTAAAATCAGTTAGCGTTGGCCTTATGCTATTATTCCATCCCTCCTCAAGATTGGCTATATATGATGCCTCATCAATGATAACCAGGTGATACTTTGTTCCTCTCATGGCATCAAGCCTTTCACCCGTAAAAAACCTTATTGATCCTCCCGTAATAAAATCCATCAATAGGTCGGTCTCATTCTTTTTATAAACTTTATCCGGTAATATCTTGCATATCTCTTTAAAAAACATCTTACCCAACTGATAAGTCGGAGTGATATATGCAACATGTTGTCGCTTTAACGCTGATTCAATTGCTATGGTTTGAGAGATAACCGACTTACCAAACCTTCGGCCGGCCATCATTACTTTAAACCTGGCATCCGATTGGATAACCTCTAATTGTTTGAGATGTGGCTTTGGGAGTTTAATCTCAAGATTCATACTTGATTGTAATGGTGTCGATGTTTGTATTTTCAGTCATTGCTTTATCAGTCATGCCCAAAGCATTCTTTGCATAAAATATCGCCTTGCCTTCGTTCGCAACTATATCAACTGCCAATGATTTAAACATCGCAACGATATGAGTAACCAATTCATAATAAGGATGTGTCGGGTCCTGTCTAATGGTCCAAAGTTGCATCCTATGGTAAAACTCTTTATTGTGTCTGCGCAACCAATGATCTAGGAAATAATCTATTGTTGGAACATAACGGTCTCTTATCTCAACTATCTTACCGCTACCGGTTGCCACCTCTTTTTTACCGCCCATACAATCATCACAATATGCATAAGCCAAATTAAGCATTTCATCTTTATCGATATCCTTAAACTTCCTTGTTGTATGTTCTCTTACCATGTTTTATGTTTTTAGTTCCGTTCCTATATGAGTTTATGTCATGCTCATGCGCGGCCCAATTCTTATTAATTATCTCGGCCTTATCCCATCCGTACTCATCGCCTGTTGCGTGAGTTCCTAAATGCTCGGCCATGCAATCCATTACATAGTAAGTATTAAAATTCGCTATGTGGGATCGCTCGCAGTAATCCAAATCAATTGGGCCATAAGGAAACATCGCCTCATTAAAGTAACCAATTGCATTAACAAGCTTTATGTCAACCAACCAATTGGATATGATATGCTCACTCCTAATTCCTTTCTTTATTTCTCCTAGGCTTGAGGCCACTATTCCGGCAAATGGGTAAGTTTGAATGGCTTCAAGTTTCTTTGCCAACCAATTGTCCGGCTCAATGATATCATTGGAAAGGTAAGCAATATAGTCGTAGTTGTCAATTATAGCGATATCTAGGCCATCATTTAGCGCGTTGGCAATACCTTCTCTATTTACCTCAAGGTACTTGTAATCGCATCCCGCACGCTTTAAATTGGATTCAATGACATCCTTCGGCCTATTGCCATAAGTTAAGCCACATATTAGTATTTTCATACAACAACATTTTATTATTTTGATCCGCAGTTATCTGCAAATATACGCAATTGCATCTATATGTCTCCGACATTGATGTCGGGAACATCCATCATAAGTGGTCATTAATGACACTAATGGTGGCAATATGTGTCATATAATGCACATTATAATGTGCATTTATCAATCAAGCTTGAGCCGATTATCAATCATTACCGGCTCATTGAGTAAAATTACTCACTCTATTGAGTAAAGTAAAATAGTAAAGTTATTGTTTTACTTTACTACCTATTAAGTAAAATAATAGCTTTACTTCCAACTATCCGAAAAAATCGGACTGTTCCAAATTGGAACAAACCCCTGTTCACTTATTTTATCAGTTCACGATTCGTGAACAACCGAAATAAATGAACATTATCAAAACTTGCATAGTTTACATTTTTTGCTATTAAGGTAGTATTACTCCTATTTTTATACTCACAGTATAAATTGCACCTATTTATATTGATTTGCACCTATTTGTAACAAATTTCACCCTTTATATGTTACAATTATATCTAAAAGAGTATAATATTGCACTTTTGCGCTTATTTATATTCAATTGCATCTATTTGTAACAAATTTCATTTTATATATGTTACAACATATAACCGAATTACCCCTCACTTTGTCACATATTTATATAAATTGGTGACACTAATTCGGATATTGTCCGAGTTCCACTTCCGAATTTGTCAAGTTTTTAGTCTCAAAAACTTGACATATATTTCCAATTTGCATGAATTTTACTAAATATTTCATGCAAACTTTACATATTAGAAATATACTTCTATTTATAAATAGCATTATCCCCTATCTCTTTTGCCGGATTACCCGCATACTTTTTAAAAGCTTCCGTGATTAGTTTCTTTGTTACCACCGCACCCATCCCAATCATGCAACCGATGGCAATGTCTTGCTTTTGATGGATCACCGCATTAAGTCCAAGATTACATTTGTACCTTACAATGGTATGTCCTCCAACCTTTGCACCACATGAGATGGTAACCTTGCTATGAATAAAGCAATCATGACCTACATGGCTATGCTTAAGCATCCACACATCATCACCAATAAATGTCGGTTGATCTCCTGTGCTTGCATCAATAGTAACATGTCCGGTTAATACTACATTGTCACCAATGGAGACACTCCCAGGCTCACGATTCCAAAACTCTTTATGCTCGGCCGTGTAACCGATAATGCAATAAGGACCAATATAACAGTTCTCGCCTATGCTTACATTAGGCCCGATCAACGCCGTTGGATGGATGTAACTCATCTTTAAATTGTTTATATGTTAACACTAAAAATTCACATACGCATGCATCACACCTACGATTGTAATCATAGTGTGGTATCTTTAATTTAATCACGCTCAATAACTCATCCTGTACATCTGCGTGAAAGTTTACTACCTCTCCACTCCGGATAAATAGATCATAATGGTGCTTATGCCTCAATAAGATTTCCAAATGCTTCTCTGCGCTCGGCACCAATTTTTTGATAGTTGTATTTTTCTTTTGCCCACTCATATAATTCGTTTCCCATTTTTACCCTTTCGGTGGGGTTGTTTACTAAATAAGATATGTGCTTAAACCAATCACTTTGATTCTTTACCCATAACACCGGTGCATCCTTATCCTTATTATATGGCTCAACATCACTTACCACACATGCAATCCTTTTGCTTGCAGCTTCGAGTATCTTAAGATTAGATTTGCACGCATGCCATTGCGAGTCCTCCAATGGTATAACCATAATGTCGGCATGCTCAAAGTGAGTCATGTAATTATTTGGCAACTCGCTTGAAAGTTTTCTATTAGCTAACTTTCCCCCATTACTAAACATGCTAAAAACTTTATCCCAATACTCTTTACTCACCGGATCGGTATCAGTGTAACCACCCAATACCATCTCAATCCCTGGCAATGCATTAAATCTCTTTATAGGGTTTTTAAGTATTGCAATGTCATTCATATGCGTTGATCCTCCGGCCCAAAAGATGCGCACTTTATCCGACTCATGTCTCAAGTCGGTATATTGTTGCTCACCCAATGGAATGCAGTTTGGGAATATCTTTACATTTTTATTATACTTACTTACCTTCTCCGCAATGCGCTCATTGGTACATGTTACCATGTCCGCGTTAAAGATATTGTTTATTACCCTTTTCTTTTGTGGCTCATAGAATTGGTGCAATGGATGACTATACGGCAACTCCCAATCATCATCGAGATCAATCACTACTTTAAAGTGTTTCTTTGTCTCATGCCAATCATTGTCAAATTGAGAGAATCGATTATATAATAATATCTCAAAGTTCCTTTCGTTTAATATCTCTTCCGTTGGTGTATTGCAAATATGGTTATATGAGTCCGGCATAAATGCCAACGGCAACAATACTCGGTGCCATCCGCATCCGCTTTGCTTTTGTGTAACTCCTAGCACCTGGATAATCTTGTCGTTCATTATTGCTTTATTAAATTAAGTATATCATCAATCTTCATGTCACTTACATAACTGTTATTATCAACAACAACCTCGGTGTATTCAATACCATTCTTAAACAACTGCGCCATGTAATCAATATAAAATATTACAAAGTATGTCCGCTTTAATTCAGCAAAGTCCGTTTCAATGCCCATGTCCTTCATCTGCTTTGAGACATCATCATGACAAATAATTGGAATCTTTATTGGTAGCATTATTTCATTCTCATTTTAAGTAAGTCTTTTATATACAAAGTATCACCTTCCTTAAACTTTGGGAACTGTAAAGTATCAACCTCATAACTAACTCCATCCGTACCAACAAATACACATTGGTAATTTGTAGTCATAGGGCTGTCATCATAAAGAGTGCTTTGAGTAAAAGTGTTTACATACTTATAATGCAATATTGTAAACTCACCTTTATTAGTATTGCAACTCATAAACAATAAAGCGATAATTAATTTTTTCATATTTTATTTTATTTAATTTTTTGTCCTAAAAATCCGGCTCCAAATATTACTGCGATAAAGGTACTTACTTCAATCGGTAAAAAAAATAATACCACCGCGCACCATACACTTAAGCATGTCGCACAATCAAATGGCTTCATTCTTTTTTCAAATGGGATGCCCCATATCTTTTTTATAATGTAAGGTATTTT